AGACGGAGAAGAGACTGGTGATTGGAGTGGATATTCTGTATCATTAAATTCAGCCGGAGACACAGTTGCTATTGGGGCTAGTAATAACTCCGGAAACGGAGGCAATTCTGGTCATGTAAGAGTCTATAAACTTTTTAACAAAAGAGATATTACTGTTAAACCTGATACCTATACAGTAACATCTTGGCAAATGTCTGTTAGTACATATCAAGAAACTACTACAAACATAACTCAAACTGTTGCGGTTTCAGATTTAAGTGCTGCCAATAGGTATGAAATATTGCCACCCGTATCCATACTTTTAACAGATGATAATTATAACCAATTAATATCTAATAATATTTCTTGGAAGAACGAAAGCAATTCTAATTTTTCAAATTTGAGTAGCTTTAATGATATCGGAAAAGCAGGAATTATAATAATAAACGATTCAAAAACAAGTATTAATAATTTATTTGAAGGTTATTATGTTGGTATTACTGATAATTCAAATATTAATCCTTCAACTGATTATAATTCTATAACTGGTATTAATACAACAGCTAGTATTAGTTCCGTCAATGCTGGATTCAAAAGACAAAATTTCTTACAGATTCCAGAAGAAAGATTTAATTTCAGACTTACCGAAGAATACACCGGATTTGCTGGAAATAGTTTGTCAGAATCACTCGAAAGTTATCCCACCGGATACGATTTTGGAACTGAATCCTTTGACGATTGCTTAATCATTGGATTGTTTAAATTAAAAACATCAATTTACAACCAAGATACAATAACCTTGGACTACAGATTGGTTGAAGGACATTCCGGTTCTTTATATTCAAGAAGAACCCAAAACAATCCAACATTCGGAAGTCCGAATACTTTCTTTATTGAAAGTATTGTGGATAAGGCTTCCAATAACTTAAAGGTTGTTGTAAATCCTTTCATTTCAAAAGTCGGTAATTGGACTACTAATGATGGAAAACCAGCTAAAAAAGTTACTGTTTCTAATAGAACAAAAAATTTATATCCTACTGGTGTATATGCATCTGAAAACGATACCCAATCAAAAGATTTAGGAAATGTACCTCAAAAATTACAAAGAATTTTAAATCAAATCCAAAACGATGATACTATAAATATAGATGTAATCGCGGAATGTGGATTGGGTACCATTTGGGTTGGTGCTAAAGAAAGATATAGAAAAGGATTTACCGGTGATTATTTTTATGATGAGAATGATCCTGTTGATATCACTGATTTAAAAGATAGTAGCGGGGGTATAGTTTCATCCGAAATCATAGCGGATTATCTTTCAATATCAACTAAATTTTTACAATTTGTGACTGATAGAAAAGATCACGTTTACATTGCAGATCCATTAAGGTATATTTTTGTAAATGGTAAGAATTTTAAAACAACGATGAGAAAGGGTACTACCCCACAAACAAATTATGTTTTCTCTAATGATATTTATTGGCCATTAAAAAACCAATTCGCTTCTATACAATCAAGTTATGTTTGTACATATGGCAACTGGTTAAGAACTAATGATGATATATCAGATCAATTTGTATGGTTGCCTCCATCTGGATACGCGGCTGCCGTGTTTGCATCTACAGCACAGGTTGCTTTCCCATGGGCGGCTCCTGCTGGTTTAACTAGGGGAACATTAACAAATGTTTTTGATTTGGGAGTTGTTCCAAACCAAAAACAATCCGATTTAATGTACAAAATAAATGTCAATCCAATATCATTCTTTGGTAATGACGGGTTTGCAATATTCGGACAAAAAACATTATATCGTAAGCCATCTGCATTCGATAGATTGAATGTTCGTAGATTGTTCTTAACACTTGAAAAAGAAACAGAATTACTTCTTAAGTTTTTCGTGTTTGAACCCAATACATTTACAACACGCCAAAGATTAATTGGTGCATTACAACCATCTTTCGATAAAGCAAAATTAAATGATGGTTTATATGAATACGAAATCGTTTGCGATGAAAGAAACAACACCCCCGATGTTATTGATAATAACGAATTAAAAGTTGCGATTTACATCAAACCAGTAAGAACCGCAGAGTTTATATTGGCTGAATTTATCGGCACAAGAACAGGGGTTTCTTTCTCCGAATTGATACAGTAAAGGATAAATAATTATATGGCTGGATTACTCGAAACAACTGGTATTGAAAACTTCTACAACGCAGCAATTTTAAATGATTTTGCAAGACAAAATTTATTTAGAGTTGTCTCTTTAGGAGGAACAAAATTTAGTATTAATGAATTAATGTATATTACTACAACTACCCTTCCGGGTCGTGCTATTAATAATATACAAGTCCCTTTTATGGGATTACAATTTAATGTTCCGGGTACTGCACAATATCCAAATTCTAATGCTTGGAATGTTACATTTAGAATTCCTCAAAATTTATCAGTAAGACGTAAATTTGAAGATTGGACTAAAATTGTATTCAACGACGAAACAAGTACCGGTGCGTATAACATACCCAGTAAAGATTCTTCAAATCAAATAATTATAACATTAATTGATAAGATTGGAAATCCTATAAGAACATATACTTTATACGGAGCTTATTGTTTAAACACTGGTGATATGACACTTGACATAACGACCGCTGGTGAAATTGTAACACAACAAGTAACGCTTGCTTATCAATACTGGAGACTTAATTAATACTTAAATATAAGTATTATTATGTTCCTCGAAAGAGCTAAAAGTCCATATTCACATTATTTAGATATATTAGGATCATGGCCTACTGGTTTGGCTTTGGCGAGTCAATGGTTTGTTTATTTCAATTTTGATACCCTTAAAAGAAATGGATCATTAAATAGTTTTGAGCAGATATTAAACTATAACGAGGCGAGCAACTGGCAATTTAATAAAGAAGTTACTAAATTTATGGTGGATGGTCGTATTCAACATTCATTTGAAAATTTAACAGGGTGTGTGTTCGCAAAACAAGTTGATTTACCAAAAGAAAACATTGATGTTAAACATACTGGTTTGGAATATGGTGGGTTTCAGGCTCCGTATACTGCTGCTGCGAGATCTCCTTATGATCATTTAAAAATAACAATGCTAGAGACAAATGCGTCATTTTTAGATTTAATTATAAGACCTTGGTTGCTTTTGGTTGGTTATCACGGGTTGGTTGCAAGACCAAAGTCATCATATAAATATATCAAAGCCGATTACGCTGATGTGGTATTACTAGCAAAAACAGGCGCATATACCAAAATGACTATACGAAAATTATATAGATTTTATAATGTTGCACCGGTGACAATTGATGGTGAATCTTATTCGTATACACCTGATAATTTAAAATTTAGTCCTGTTTCTTTTGCGTATGAAAAATATTGCATATCCGATATGATGACCGGTAAATTTTTAAAACTTGATTGATGAATTTTTATAACCATAGTTTAGATCTTCCTTTTTCTAAAAAGAATATAAAATTTAGGGAACTTAATACTTATGAACAATTGGCTTTAGCCAAAGCTAATATGACAATTGATAATAAAACCGAAAATGGTTTTTTTGAATACTTTGAATTTATAAATGAAATTTTAAAAAATTGTGTTAAAAATTATAATGATCTTTTAAATTTGGATGTGATTGAATATACCATGTTTGTAACCAAACTTCGTTCGATAAGCATAGGTAATACCATTCAATTTTTATTGGAAAATAAACAAGACGAATCAATATCAAAACAAAAATTAAATTTAAATTTAAACTTCTTCTTAAAAACTTTATATGATAAAACCAATATTTTATTTGAAAATGAAAACAATTTAATTTTAGATAAACAAATTACAATAAAGCTTAAATGGCCTAATATTAAAAATATACATTTATTTTTAAAAACTAATAATTCTTTATATGAATCTTTTTTTGAATTTGTGGATAGAATAGAAATAGATTCAATAAAAATAGATTTTTTAAATTTTACAATCGAACAAAAAAAAGAACTGATAGAAAAACTTTCGATATCAACCAAGCAAAAAATTGAACAAAAAATAATGGAAATTATACAGGCATTGCTTGATACTAATTTCACAGGAATAGAATATTTTAAAGATTATAAATTCAATATATACGGAATGTTTTTTGTTTCTTTCTTAAGATTATTTTTATCAAACGATATAAAATCAATATATTCAGAAATTTATTATTTATGTAATAACGGTCTGGACGCCGATTATATAAACAATATTTCTCCCTCCGAAAGAAAAATATATTTATCTATTATAACAGAATCAAAATCAAAATCTTCCGAGGATGGTTGGTCCGAGGCTGTATCTTCAAATAGATCTTTAGAAGATCTAGCGGTTGAATTTAATCAGGGGGCAAAATAAATAAAACAATGGATAATAATCAAATTATAACAGATTTTAATTCTGCATTGAATATTATAGATTCTTTGTCGGAATTTTTTAAAGTTGATATTTGGATTCCGTCTTTAAAAAAGTTTATTCAATTTAAAGAAATGGAAGCAAAGCAACAAAAACAACTTTTGTCAGTTGCTATTGAAAATTCTCTTTATAATAATTTATTTTCCGATGTATTTTATCAAATAATTAAAAATAATTTAATTGAGACTGATGAGTTTAAAAAAACAGATATAGATAGTTTAACAGTAATAGATAAAGTTTCTATTGCTTTGTTTTTAAGAAAACAAATATCAAACAAATTAAAGGTTATTTTTGATGAAAATAAAAAAATATCCAGTTTAGTTGATTTGGATTTAATATGTGAAAAAATTAAAAATTTTACATTTGAAACAAATAAAGTTACCGAATTGAACAATGATAAAGTAAATTTAAAAATTTTATTGAAAATACCTTCAATAAAAGATGAGTTGGAATATGATAAAGAAGTTGTAAAAATATTTAAAAATACAGAAGATATTAAAAATGAATCTGATGTAAAGGGTATAATCACAGAAGCGTTTATAACGGAAACATCCAAATATATTGATAAAATTTTGATATCGAGCCAAGAAATAGATTTTTCTTCATTAACATTAAAACAAAAAGTACAAATAGTTGAAAAATTACCCAGTATTTTAATGCAACAAATACTTGAAATAATTTCTGATTGGAAAACAAATTTAGATAGTATATTAACCGTTAATCATGAACAATATGAAACGGTAATAAAAATTGATAGTGTTTTGTTTTTGAATTGATTAAGGAAATATATCTAGCCATATAAGTATTATTATGGCTGTTGATCAAAACGACTTATTGAGCAAACTCAATATTGATGGATCGATTTCTGCAAAAGATTTCGTTCATATGATTCTTTTTGAAAATGATTCTTCAGAAATAGAAGATATTAGAAAAAAATTTAAAAAAAACTTTTTAGACAAGTTTAAAAATATTTTAGAAAATACAACTACTAAGGATATTAAAAAAATATTTGACCCTTTAAATATGACAAGTTTATTGAGGGATTCCGAAGAAATAAGAGATGATTTTAAAAAATATAAAAGAAAATTAAAAAATTTTTTAAAAAAAGCAAATGATGAACTTGGATCAAATAAAAAATCTTTATCTGATGATCAAGATGATGACGATAATGTATCTGCGCCAATGTTGCCTCCGAATACCAATAATTTAACCCCAACTGAAAATATTCAAGAACAATCAGAATTTGGAGAAAAATCTATAACGGTAGATCTTGGAGAAAAAACAAACAAATTTTTAACCGATCTTTTTAACAAATATGGCGGAACGGCTAAAGGTGATGATTTACAACAAAAACAAAATGAAATAAATAATCAAAATAAACAACAGTCTGGTGGTGGGGGTATATTGGATATGCTTGGTTATTTGATTGCTGGTGGGTTGTTAGCCGCATTTTGGGGTAAACACATTAGACCTTTTTTAGAAGAACAATTTGATTTCATGGATAGATTAAAAGGTATATTTAATTTTATGGAAAAAGGATTATTTCAATTTTTTTCAGGAAGATCTATTTTTAAAGTTCTTACAGATGCTATAGATAATATAGGTATATCAATAATTAGATTTTTTACCGGCGCGCCTACCGCTCAAGCGGCAATTGCGGCTGGTGAGGTCGCTGGTAAGTCTTTTTTTTCTAAATTAGCAACTACTATAGGTTCTACTCTTTTAAAAGGTATAAGACTTGTTCCGGTAATTGGTGGTTTAATTAGTTTAAAATTCGCTTATGATAGATTGGTAAGTGGGGATTTTAGGGGAGCTTTAATAGATGTTGTTGGTGCGATTGGAAGTTTTATAACTCCGGTATCCGGTCCTATAGGAGCGGCTATAAGTTGGGGTGCATTAGCATTAAATGCTTTTTTAGATTTAACAAAAACAGAAGACGACATCAAAAAAGAACAACAAAATGCCGATTGGATAAAATCATTACCTAAAACAATTGGAAAACAATTAATGAATATACCTTTTGTAAAAGGGTTATATAATATGAGCGTAGGTCTTTGGGATTATCATAGCGGAATCTTATCCGGCGATAGTGGAAAGGCTATAGAAGGTCTTAAAAAGATGAGTGATAGTCCATTATCATTTATAGCGAATTTGTTGTTACCTATTTTCGATAACACTATGTATATTGATAATAAATCAGGAACTCAAAGATTTGATGCCGCTAAATTCTGGAAAGAAAGTACCAAAGCATTCATGAAAAAAATATTTCCAAATTGGTTGTACAATCTGGTCGCCAAAACAATGGGTTGGGGGGATTCTAAAACCGACGAATTCGATATTCAAAAAAATGAATCTGAAATTTTAGACCAATCAAAACCAAAGACTGAAAGATATTCTAATTTAACAAAATTAAACCAAGAAACAATAAAAACTAATAAAGAAATAGAAGAACTTGATAATCAATTAAAAAATTTTACTTTTTCAAAAGAAGTAACTTTAGAAAAAGAAAAACGATTAAACGAACTTAGCGAAAAATTAAAGGAATTGGAAGAGTCGCAACGACGAATACTTGATGCAAAACCATCAATTGAACAAACTGGAAATTGGCCAAAAGCGATGGATGATGGTGAGGTATCATATACACCACAATTAAAAATTGGAAATAAAACAATAGCCAAGTTCAATCCCGACGATAATTTTTCGATATCCGCAGCTAAACCCGATGGAGTATTTTCAGAAATGAACAAAATGTTAATTCAGCAATTTGAAAATATGAATAAACAATTTTCTGAAATCGGTAAAAATTTAATGGCAAACGCCTCATCTAATAATAATTCTATTGTTAATGTAAATAGTGTAAATGCAGGATCATCATCAGATTTCAACGACCCAATACTTAGGAGTAGATCGTTATATCTTCAGCAAGTAAGATTTGTATAAATGAAAACCATAGGCAACAATAAATTTTTTAATTCTTCCATACAATCAACAAAATTGTTTGATAGGAATATAACAAAAGGATATTTAAAAATATCTCCCAAAGGAGGATTATCACATATCAATATTTGCGATGATTTTAATTGGAAACTTCCCGGCTATACAGACGAAGTTCCTAGAATTGTAGCCGAAGAAAGAGAATTAATTTATGGTTCATACACGACTAGTATATTGGCTTTGGTTCAGCAAGTAGGACAATTTGCAAATGGTCTTGCTGGTAATCCAAATGGTGGTGCTGATATATATCCGCAATTATACGCATCTAGAAAAACAGGTTTCACTTATGAATTTCCTCATTTATTAACAACCGGAAATCGTTTATATTCAATAAACAATAGCTGGGCTAAAATCAACAACGGTCCACAAGATATGATTAATAACTTAGCACAAGGTTCCGGTGGCGGTGGAACCGGAGAAAAATTATTAGGCGGAATGATGGCATTTGGTGCGGGTTTAGTATCACCGGGATTTGGTTTTGATGATATTTATCAATATCAATCAACACAATTAAGACTTTTTCCGGTTTCGTTTCCTTTATATAATACCCTATCTATTGAAAGTGCTTATGAAAATTATTGTTTTATAAATTTATTTTATTTACAAAATTTAAAAATAAGAACATCGTTGGCGACTTATATACCACCAAAAATTTATGTATTAACTTATGGAACAACTCAAGGTGGTATATATTGCCCCGTTGCCGTTGTTCAAGATTTTAATGTTGAATCTATAGGAACATCTCGCAAAATGACAGAATTTAAACAATACGGATTATCGGATGTTTTAATGCCAGAAGCTTATAAAGTAACAATTACATTTATGGAATTGATACAAAACAGTTCAAATATATATTCCGGCGCAATAGGTGGTGATCGAATAGAAGTAGCCAATGCGGGGGAATTGGTTGATAAATTTTTACAAAAAGCTACACCACCCAAAACACCAAATTCTTTTACTTTAAATGAAGGGCCGATACAAGGAGTTCCTGCTACGGGCGGTCCTGCTGGGGGTGGTGCTCCACTGACAATGCGACCATTTGGACAACAATTATGAACGATCCAATACCAAATAATAATAAAAATACATCATATTTTAAATATGAGAATTTTTTTAAATTATACCAAGATGATGATGGATTTTTGTTTTATAATATTTTAAAAAATATAAACATATTA